TTTTGCTTACGTATTTAGTTTCAGCATTACCATATCTAGTATGTTCATTGGTTGTATCATTATTAATTATATTTTGAATAAAGAATACTGATTTTCTGGATAGATTAATTACAGGTGAAACAAAATTACTTTCTGATGCAAGATCAATTTTAAATGTAGATGATTTATTACCAGATAAATCGTTTAATTCAGATGAATATGACATCGCATGACGTTCTACATCATTGAATTCGTATTCTGTTTCATTTGTAACTTGAACATATGCAGAATCAATAGAATTAGAAGTACTTGTTCCTTTGAAATTATATTGTAGTGATGTTCTTGCAGGTTGAGATACACCAAATTTTGGAACAACTGCGTGATAAGTTAAATTATCAACTGATGTAATATTAGCAGAAGCAACCATATTTGCATCAATAATTAATGAAGTATTTGATCTATCAGAAACTTTATAAATTCTAATTTCTGGATTGCTTGTATTGCTGAAACCACCACGTGATGAATCTAACCAAAGTGTTCCATCCGTTTGATTGACGTATTGAATAATACCAAATGGATCTGAATTGCCAGTTAATGTGGTATTTGAAGAGGAATTGACAGAATAAACAATATCACCTACGGCTAATGAAAGTGCGGTATTTTCTGATGTGAAGCCATCAACTGTGATATATTCATCAGTTTGATTTTCAAATATGGCATATCCAGAACTTTGAGTAAAGGATGCTCTATAGATATTGAATTTAATATCTTCCTTTTGAATTGGAGTCCATGATCGTCTATTTGCAGAAACAAACATGATACCAGAATATGGATTTGAATAAACTTGTTCGTTAGTTGAAATATCAAAACCACCAGTTTCACCAATCCAAATGTTATATTCTGGTGAATCACCGTCTGGTTGAACTACGAATGCATATTCTTGATTTGAAAGAAGATAAATTGGGTATTCAAGAGTAAACTGAGTTTCCGTTTGACCATCAGAACTTACACTAATGCTTGATGATGGAAGATGACTTTTACCAATAATTCTTGCCATATTTGGCAAACCATTTTCCATTTCAACTACATAAACTGAACACCCAAGTGTTGGATCTTTTGATTGGAAATAAACACCAATTTTTGAAATAAATGCACCAGATACTCTAGCTGGTAATGTATCGATAGTAAATGATTGTGAAATGGGATCACCATCACCATCGCCATCTCCATCACCATCACCAAATCCAGTAAATGTTGTAGATGTAACAAAACGAGTTGATGTTTGTGTTCTAGTTTGTGAAGTTGATTCGTGTGAAATAATTGGTTGTTTAACGTTTAATGTGGTAGAACCTTTGGTAACTGAAACATTATCCGCAGTATATGTAGCCTTACCATTAGTAATTCTTGCATCCGCACCAACTGTTAAATCATTAACATTTGTTAATTCAAATACACGATCACCAGTTCTAAATAAACCTTCTGGGATATTGAAAATACCACAAATAAACCCAGTTTCATCTGATATCAATGGATCACCAAATGAACCATTTTGATCGACAATTCTATTTTCAAGACCAGTCTCAAAATCAGTTAGACCAGATAATACACCAGGTGCGCAATATTGACTTACATTAACACCATCAAAGAAAGCATATAATCTTGTATTTGGTTTCATATTAGTTGAAACAAATGCAACAAGTCTCGATCTTAAGTATGGATTGATAGCAATATCAGAAATATATGAACCTAAATCAACACCACTAGTTAATGTATCAACCTTTAATGAATTAATGATTTGTTGTTGAACTGTAGTTGTTGTAATAGGTGTTGATGTTGTTGTTGATCTTCCGTTAAAAAATCTACTTGTTGTTCTTGTTGTTGCACCAACAGTTTCTGTTTGTGATATTGTATCCCAATCACCAAATATTGTACCAAATGGACTTTGAGCAAATTGTTCCCATGGTGCTGATAAATCTAAATCAACGTTAACATTAGGCTTACGTTCTTCATCTCTGAAGAAATCATATGAAGGATAAAGATCTATAATGCCATTCCACTGCCATACAGATTCACACGCATTTCTAATCTTTGTTGCATATTTTTGTGTAATATAACTTTCACTGTTATATGGTAGTGTTACAATAGGACCAGTCTTCTGAACATTCGATGAAGATCCTGAATTGAAAGAATAATCAACATCATGTTTCGCATAATATGGTCTTGCAACCGTTTCTCTAGGATCAATCGCAATTTTATATTCGATGTCAGATACATTACCAATATTATGTGAATTAAATGGATCCGCAAAAATGCCATTCTTAAATCTATTCAAACCATTTGCGTCAGGAATGGTAAGATCCTTTGCTGATTGTTCTAATGTACTTAATACAGTATAATATTCAAGCCTTTTAATACGCTCATCAAGAGTACCAATATCCTTCATTGTATAACGACGAATGGTTTTAATGTTGACTCTTGTTGACTCGACTTGTGGATATAATTCTTTTTGTCGTTGTGTTGCAGTAGGAAAGGCTGGAACAAAGATTTCACCTACTACACTTTGATCATTTTCAACAAATGGTGTTCTTGGATTTCTTGCGGGAAACCCTTTCTGAACAATGAAATCACCATTTCGATTTAAAGTTAATAAATCAATTCTTGGTAGATAATATTCAAAATCAGCAGTGAAATTATTATCAGGTACAATAGTATACACACCAGATGCTGAAATTGAATAATCATTATTTGCAACTGGATTTTCTGTAATAAAAGTATTTGCTGGATCAGTATTAGCAACTGAATTAGCAGAATTTACTTTTTGTGGTCTGAAATCGATATAATTTCTGAGATCGAGTCCATTGAAATATGGAATATCGATTGTTTGAATTGTATTAGATGTAGCAATTTCATTAGTAGCAACTGGATATGATTCCACTGCAAAGAAACCAACACTTGAAGAAGTATTTGCTTCAAAATGATCTACTTCAACTAGTAGTTTAGTTGAAGCTGTAATATTTCCAGAATATTGTGGATTAATTACTAATTTTGCTTGATCGTAATGATCCTCAGTCTGACCTGTATCTAATGAAAACCATTCAACACGATTTGGATTTGTATTAGAATATGTAGTACCAACGTAAACATTTCTGAGTTTAAAGGCATCAACTAAACCAAGATTCCATGGCCCAGAAGTACCTGCAACATTATTAGAACAATCAATCTTAACTAATCTATTTTTTCTAACATCTTTTTTGATTGCAGATGTATTTGATCTGAAAACTGGATATGATGCATAAACGTTATATGATGAATTTAATGGTAATGCTGAACTATTAGCATATTCTAAATCTAATGATGCAGTGAATTGATTATTAGCATCAATGGTAACTGATGAAAGTGGTAATACTGTACCACTGACGAAATATAATTGATATGATGCTGCTGCATTTGAAACAGCTGGAAGAGAATCAACTGTAAGTACTGTACTATTAGAAATAGATGTAACTCTTTTTACAGTTACTGAAGTACCATCATCGATTCTAATAAGTGAATTAGCAGATAATTCAGATACGAATTCAGTTCCACTACCAACAATTTGTAGATTTCCTGCTGTAATACCTAATGTACCAGTTAGATTAGCAGTATATGCATTAGCAGCCAATTGGATATTATAATCACTAATACCAGTTCCTGTAAGTGTAGTACCTACAGCAGAATTCAAGCGTTCAGAACCATTAGGACCAGCAGTTTCAAGAGTAACAACAATTTCACCACCTGTAGAAACTGATGATGATGAAATTTGATTAAATACGAAACTTGTATCACTCGTGTCACTGCTATTTCTTAATGATTTAGTTGCAGATAAACCATTATAGAAATATAAACTATTTTTAACTGTATCTTTTAATACAGCTCTTCCATTTTCAAGAACTATATCAGCTTTAGCTTTTCCAAAAGTACCATCAACATAAATACTTTTCACATCAGTAGAAAAACTTTTACCTGTATTCATTCTAATGTTGAAAAGGTAAAGTTTATATTGTGCGGTTGGTTTGCCTTTAACACCAGAATAATATACAACTGCTCTGATATTGGCAGTACCAACGGATGAACCAACTGGTGCTGATTCTATACCTTCCTTATCAGAAATCGCGTTTTGAGCTCTATCATATAATGTAACTTCATCTAATTGTTCAATATCAAAAGTACCTAGAACTTCATCACAAAAAACATAATTACCATAATTTGCAGTGATTAACTGATTCTCTGCGAAATCAGTAGTTTTAGCACGTTCAACTTCAACTAATGATGGTCCAATTTTTTCAATTCTATGACCACGAACGTATGAAACACCTGGTGATACACCATAATAAAATAAATCTGAATTGGATGTATGATTTAATGTTTCAATTTTAAATGGATAAATTGAATAATCGCCAGACTCTTCATATGTTCTTCTTGCTAATTGATCTAATAGAATGTTATACTGTGGATCGTCATTCTGTTCAACTGGTTGATCATTATCAAATTCGACAATGGCAAAGAATTCTGTATTATTTGCAGTATCCGTTTTTTCTTTAGATACTAATGTAGGAGAAAGTTTAAGTCTATGTGCACCTGGTGCATTTTCGTTAGGATAACCAAGTGCATTATCAGCTAATGATGTATCAATTGTTTCAGTGATAATTGATTCAGATGTATCAAAACCAATTACGTAATTAGATACGTTGGTTGAGAAATCTCTGACAGTAATAATATGAGGTTCAACTCTACTGAAGAAACCTTTTTGAAAAATAATACCATCGGTAGTACTAATACAATATGCATAACCATCAGCTTCAAAAGTTGAATTTGTGGAAAGAGTAGTAACTGTATCAAATAGATTATTGCTATCTAATGTAGCAAATTTTCCTTGATTGGATGAGTAAATGTATAGTTTATCACCTGGATTGAATTCTGGAGCATCCTGACCAGTTCCATCCTTACCTGTGTAAATATAATCAAGATAAAGTCTATTGGTTTCAGGTGCATTGAGTTTTAAACCATTTTTTGCTATTTTAATAACAGCTCTGGTTGCAGTATTACTATCAGTTCCATTTGTAATTAGATATGATGAATCTAGGGTTGATACTAATAAATCTGAATTAGTATTAATTCCATTTGCATCTACTTTATCTTCAAGACTGATATAATGAACTCTAGGATAATACGTGATACCAACACCATCGACTACTGAACCATCTTTGAAAACATGATTTCCAAAGCGTTCAATTTGATTTTGAAGGATTGTTTGAAGTTGTGTTAGTTCACGTGCTTGAACAGCAGTAGATGGACGAAATAAGACCCGATGAAAATTCTTAGTTTCATCATAATCATCAAAATATGGAGGTACTGATAGATCTTTATCCAATGCCATGTATTTTTTCCTAAAGTGTTATAATAAGTTTATATGTTTCAGTTTGTTCGGATGTACGTTGAACATCACTTATATTCTCAATGTATAATGGAACAATATCATTTGTGTAGATATCACCTCTACTATTTATTGTTAATTGAGATGATACAGAGCCATTGCTTGAATCGATATATTCAGCATTTGAAAATGTTTTATCTCCTGCCAAATATATAGTGCTTGAATTAGCAAAAGCTACAAGTGCAATAGCACCACTAGTATTTCCAATAACAGTATCACCAATGGTAAATGTGGCTGATACAGTTCCTTTTAATACAGATTCAAACGTATTGCTAGAATATGAATTAGTGGTTTTTAAGCCAGTTGTTTGATTTATTTCATATGGATTTTTTAAAATACCAAGTTTATTATATCTAAAATCTGTAGAAATAGTATTTATTTCAGAATTTGAGAATTGAGCAGATAATGCAAAACCTTGAACAAATAATTCA